TGTATCACCTTGAGGTACACCAGTATTTGCAAAACTTACGGGTTGACTTAATGTTACATAGTAATTAGGAGCAACTCCTGATACATTAGTAACAATAGGATCTACTTCTTGACCACCAGCTCCTGATGGTTGACCGTTCCAATTATCACCCCATAACATCATTCCAACTTCAATTCCCATAACTACAGGATTTAATTGATTTCCAGCCGAATCATATATTTTTATTTGAGTTTGATCAGTTACACCAGTAGCGTCTGCGTATACTTTTAAATCTCTTGGACATCTTCCCTCTCCAGAATATCCTGCACTAAATATATAAACATTAGAATTAGGTGGATCAGTAAACTGTCCAATTATTTTACCATAATATGTTGACCCTGCTCTACCTGTATAAAGATATTTTAATTCAGTATTTCCTAAAACGTTCTCAAATTCTCCTACTTCAGCACTCTGTATTCGCCGTTTGGTAATATTCTAGAATCCAAGTCTTTATTCATCTTGGATTTTAGAAAGGTATTAGTAATTTGTGGCATTGTTTATCGTTTTATCCATTTAGCTTTACCTCTCATTACCTGTACTATTTCATCAAGTTTAATGTTAGATAATCTAATTTTAGCATTTCTTAGTTTAGCGCTCTTTTCTTGTCTTAATCTTTGTACTACATATTCAGGTTGATTAATTCTACTTGCCATTATTGCATAAGAAATATACGCGTATAAAGCATCTTCTGCAAGTTTAGGTACTCTACTATCCAAATCATATGCAAGTCCATCAGAGATGTACTCTAAGATAATTAGAGAACCTACTAAGTTACTAGAAAAAGATATTTTACCCTCTCTTTCATTCATATTAAACCAACCGTTGTATTGAGCATATTGTGGTGACATTCCATATTGTTCACCCCAACCCCAATACCAGTATCCTCCATAACCCCAATTATAGCCCCACCAGTCCATACCTTCATTATATAAAGCAAAGTCATAGTTTTGACTAATTAAATTAGTGTTGGCTCTTTTCCATCTTTCTTCTGTTAGTGATGTACCTTCTAAATTATCTTCAAAATTATCTTGAGTAGGAACACCCATGTTGTCTTGTATAGGTAATTCATAGGGAGAATCAGTTAAATTATTAGAAGGATATATTATTCTTTGAACTCCTAATGAATCTATTCTAGATATTCTTACATAATTAACATAATCTTGAGGAAGAATTACACCTAATGTATGAGGAACTGTTAGTTCTTGAGATTTAACCGATTTTAAAGTATCATAACTAAACTCTTGTAATCCTCTTTTAGCATGAAATATTATATCACTTCTTCTTACATCTGGAATTAATTTATCTTTTCCTACAAATCCTACGATAAAATTATTTACTATATCTTCTAATGTAGTATAAGAATAGCTACCATAATTTTGTTCTGTAGTTACACCATAAGCGTCTCTATTTCCAAAATTACCACCATCAATAGTTTTTAATTGAGCTACTAAAATGTGATTAGCTGGTAGATCAGCATTTAAACTTATTTCACTATCACCATTAGGCAGTGAATTTAAAGTATATGGATATTGAGCAGGCCAATTAGCGTTTGTAACCTCAGTATAAGTTAAACCATCTGAACTAGCATATAATTTAAAATTATTTAATGCATAGTCTACTGATGTAGGATCAGGATTCCCTAGAACTAATGGAGTATTAAATGTAAATGTAAAATCCTTCTGCAGAGCTGTTGTAGTAAAACCTTGCGCTCCCGCGTAATATTGACTGTTAGTTTCGGTTATTAAACCTCCATTTGGTGTTGGCATATCTTATTGTTTTTCATTTGCATCTTGCGCACTAACTGCTTGCGTAGCTATTTGCACTATTGAAGGATCTTGTATAATAACACCAGCATAAGCTAGTATTCTTAATATAATTTCATCTTGTTCAGTAACATCTAAACCAAATTGTATAGAAGTACCTGGTTCATATATATAAGCTCCTGTCACTGGGTCTGTAGTGAAATCCCATAATACATCATTAGGTTTAGTTAAATATGAAATACTTATACCAGACTGTATAGTTTGAGGATACAATTCTAATACATCATTCTCATATAAATATATAGGAAATTTTTCTGTGGGTTGAGTTAATGGGGAAAGAATCAATTGTCTTAACTCGTTTCTTTGCGTGTACTGACCGAGATCGTAATCTCTATAAAATACTGAACCTAATCTATATAAAACATTAGTAGTACCCACTACAACAGGATTATCTATTGTAGTAGTATCTAATAAAGGAAAATTATTAGCTACTGCATCATAAGGAATATTAGCGTTTCTTTGGAAATACTGAAGTTTTTGTTCAATATTTTTAACTCTATCCGCGTATTCAGTATCATTACTTGGTAAACGATATTGTTGATTCAGATCACTTGCATAAGTTTCAAATATAGTGAGCTGTACCTGAGTTGCAGCTTTGTTAAACTCATCAGGCGTCATGTATCCTCTTTGTTGTTGATTAAGGATTAATAATACTGTTTGATATACTGTATCTACGTTTACCATTATATTTATATTTTAATAAAAGGCGGGCGAACCCGCCTTGTTATTTATCTTAGTCTCTTTTCTATAGACTTAAATACTTCAACACCTTCATCTGTTTTAAACCAAGACGCTATTGCGGAATATGGGTTTTCTTCAAATGGAACTGTCATAAGTTTTCTATCATTACTAGCCCAATGAACTGATCTTTGATCTTGTGATATGTAAATTAAATTATTTTCTACTGCATTAACAGCAAAGTTTCTTAATTGTACATTTTCATCAGCTGCTAATGATAAGAATAATCTAGGATTCTTTTTAGCAAGTAATAATAAATCTCTTCTTAATTCTTTAGAAGACATTTTATTTACTTTAGATCCATACTCTACTCTTACAATAGCTTCAGCTATATCAATATCCATGTTTCTAGCTGCATTCAACGCTTCTATTTCCCATTCAATCATTTCTAATTGATTTTCAGCTATCTGCGCTGGTATATGTTCTTTATATCTTTTTTCTTTCATTGGGTGATATAAAGAAAGCAATTTTTGCAATGCAACATTTTCTTTAGGAACATGTAGTGTACAATCTCTAAAAGTAATATGACCTAATGTAACTTCACCTTTTTGTTCATCTACAAATGGTGAATTCATATTTGTTGCATATCTTAATTCTCTTTGTTCTGATCTTTCTACATCAAACCACAAAAGAGGATGTCTTTTAGTGTGCTTACTTGGAATAGTAAACGTTAATGGTTCTTTATTACCAGTTAGTATATAAGTTCTATTTTTTACTTCCCAGCGTGGTTTTTCAACTTTAGCTGGTTTAATTCTTACAGGAGTTGGAGCCGGAGCTGCAACTTCTACTTGTGGAGTTTCTTTAACTACCACTTCTTCTTTTTTCTTTTTTGTCATAATATAATATAATTAAATAGTTAAAAAGGTATATGGGCGCCGAAGCGCCCTAACCTTTATATAGTTATACTCCTTTGAATAATACAAAGTTGTTAGCAGCTTGAGTTACTAAACATCTTTCTGAAAGGAAGTTAACTTCCATTGCATCAAGATCACTAGTAAATGCACCACCAGCAGAACCTGTTAACCAAGATTTCATTCTTCTATCATCTCCTTGAGAAGCTCTATATCTTACGTGTAAGAAAGGTCTTCTGATGTTAGTTCCTAAAATTTGATCATAAACAGTTGTAGTACCAGCTGGGATTAAAACTCCTTCAATAGAAGCAGGACCAGTCATACCACCACGCGTAGACGCGTCGTTAAGATATTTCCAATCTGTTTTATAGAAGTCATAAGAACCTCTTCTGAAACCGCTGAAACCTAAGTTTAACGCCATTTCTTCTGAGTTTTCAAATAATCCAAATGCAGTACCACCTGCAGCTCCTGATGAAATTGCACCAAGCATGTCATCAAATCCTAGAGCTGTAGCTCTGTCTAAGAATAACATGTTTTCTTCAATAGCACCCTGAGTATCTAAGTTTCTAAGGATGTCATCGAAATCACCAATACCGGTAGCTGGAGCAAACCCAACTTGTACATTACCTCTATCTTCAATAGCAGCAAATAAACCTTGAGTACCGATACCTGTTCCAGCTGCAGCAACTGCAGAACCTGGAGCAGCTAGCTCACCTTCTACACACATCATTTCTAAGTAGTCCTCAAATCTAAGTCTAGTTTCAGACTCAGCTTTTAAGTACCAAAGGTATCCACCAGTTCCATCTTCTGTTGCAACTTCTACCCAACCAATCTGTGCCATATCTGAACCATTAACAACATATTTGTTTCTGATTATAATAGGGTTATTAGAGAATTGAGTAAATGAAGGATCAACACTGATGTACTGAGTTCCTGTTACAGCACCAGGAGCACCTGGAGCATTAGGAGTAACGGATCCTTTTCCATATTCTGAACCATAAACGAAAACTTTTACATTTCCAACAATACCAGCAGCAGCTAAAGTTGCAGCAGTATAAGGTTCAACAGTTAAAACAAATGTAGCAGTGTTGGAAGCTGTTACTAGACATTTTACTTCGTTACCAAAGTCATCCATTACTACAATAGTAGATCTTGGAGACACAACGTTTTGAATATCTGCAGCAGCACCTGGGTTTACATTAATTGTATTACCAGCACCTGTTTGCGTACAATCGTCATAAGCAATATGTAATCTATTTTGTTCCGACCAGATTACTTGGTCACTTGTCATAGGAAGTTCAGCTCCAACCATTCTTAAGAATCCAGATAAAGTTCTGTTACCATATCCTTCAACCTCAGCTTCATAAATTTCAGGTAAATACTGCTGTGCAAAATCTGCAAATGTAGCAGCTGTACCTGGATCTGTCCACTGTAAATAGTTAGAATTTAGAATTTCCTGTACCTGACTTGGTACAATAGTACCAAATTGTGGGGTTAAAGCCATTTTTTCTAAATTTTAATTGTTAAATGTTCTTTTTTTGATTTTCAATTTTGATGAATCTGCTCCACTAATAGCTTTTACCTTTAATCCCCCCACGAAAACGTCCCCGCTGGCAACCTGCCTTGGTGCTTCGTTTGCTGGATTTTTAGATTTTTTTACGATGTCTTTTACTCCATCGGCTTTACCTTGCTCATAAAAATGAGAAGCTAGTTTATCAGCGTTCATCGCAGCATATAAAGCTTTATGATAACCTACAGTGTCCTTAATATTTCCATCTTTGTCTAGATATTTCTTTACAAAATTTTCAATATTAGATTGACTTTCAGCTATTTTCACTGGATCTTTTACCTTGTATCTAAATTTTTTATCTCCCACTGAATAATCAAAACCTTTGAATTCTGAGTTAAATAAATCACTTGTACGTTTTTGGAAAATCTCCTGTGATTGCTTTATAGTTTGTTGCTGTTTATTATAACGGTTGAAAAAATCTGTAGCTTTTTGCTGTTCTTGAGTTACTCCAGGACGATTTTTAATTTCAGCATAGTACTGAGATTTTTTATTTTCTAAATCTTGTTTCGCTTTTGCAACAGCTTCTTTATAAGCTAGTTTTTTTCTACGTATTTCTTTTGGTTCATCTATATCTTCTTCATAATCAAAATCTTCTAAAATAAGACTTATATCATCTGAATCTAGATGAGGTTTAGTTTGTTTTAAGTGTTCACGTAATAATTGATCATTGTCTAATTTACTATAATCTTTGTTTAAATGTACATAATCTTCTACGGTTCCACCGGTTTCATCCATAAATTTTACAAGTTTTTCAATATTTTCTGGTAAAATTCTTTCTGATGTAGATACCTCGTCAACTGCAATATTATCAACTTTAGTATCTTCATTTATTTCTTCTATAATTTCTGTGATCGGAGTATCTGTATCTGTCTCGGTTGTTTGGACATTATTCTCTTGAATGGACCGTACTTCGTCATCCACTCTTTGTATATCTCCGGTTCGTTTATCTTCAGGTAATCCTGTTGTTTCTGGCTCTGAAATGGCATTTTCTTCTTTTTTATTTAAATCCATCTTCACAATATCAGGTGCAACTTCACCTTGTGCTTCTGGTTTTGTAAAATCTACTTTTACAGGTTTATCCTCTGATTTACCTAAATTTTTAGCTTTACGCTTAGGTTTTGACTTTATTTTAAAGTCACCTTCTTGTTTTACTTCATCTGACATGATATAATATAATTAAATAGTTAATATTAAATAACTGGTTGATTCATTAATTGTGGATCATTTTCAAAATCTTTAGGCATCTCATTGTTTTGACGTTGAGAAATCATTTGACTTTGCTGTGTTCCAGTTATCCTTGTTCTGTTATCTTTACGATCTTCAATTTCTTGTTCTCGTTGTACTTCTCTATTAGTTTTCATTTGCTCTAATTGCATTTGATAATTAAATTCTTCCGCCATTAATTCTCTTTTAATTTGAGCCTCTGTTTGCATTCTTTGAATTTCAAATTGAGATTTAGCTTCTTCTAAACTAACTTTCTCCGCTGTTAAAGCTTGTTGTTTTTGTACTTCTGATTCAGCTGCTTGCTGTGCTGCGTCAGCATTTGCTTGAGCTTGTTGCTGATTCATTTCCATTTGCATTTGTCTATCGTGCTGCATTTTACGTCTACGTTTTTGTTTTAGCATTTGGTTTGCTAATTTTAAATTACGTATTTGACGAACTTCAATTGCATCCTCTAAATCAATACCTCCACTAGAGAGAGCAACTTGAATATTTTCTTCTAATCTTTGTTTTTCTTCTTCATCTGGTTCTAAATCTAAATAGATTCCAAAATCATGTAAATTAATTTCTTTTAATCCGTCTAATGTAGCAGTATTAAATGCTGTTATACTATTCTTTAAAGCGTTTGCTGTTAAAGGATAATCTAACATATCATTTATTTTTTTAGATATATTTTCACAAACTCTTAATGTTAAAAACAAACTAGCATTATTAATATGTTTAGTAGCTATATTTGAAGCTTGTGCAGCAATTTTTTGTAAACCCACCAAAGTATCTTTATCAGCTAAACTTCCATCTCTAGCTTCATTTAATCCGGTCACATCTCTTATCATTTGTAAATAATAATTATATGTTTGAATTAAATTTTGTACTTTCGCTTGACCTGATCCACTAGCTAATTCTTGAACTGGTATTTTACCTCGGTTTAATTCACCATCTTGAGTTAAAGATCTACCAACTACAGAACCAGTTTGGAAATACATGTTTAAAGCCTCAGCTGGATTATAGTTAGTACCATTACCTAAATCAACTTCCGCAAGCCCATCCATATCTAAAAATACACCATCTGGTACCATTCTAGCTATAACTTGTTGTAGTTTTAAATGAGTTATTTGAATCATATCAGCAAACCCAGTGATTCTACTTACAATTGAATTAATTCTTCCTTTGTACATTCTTGGAGCACATAAAGCATAATTCATTTCAACCTTAGTAGTATCAGCCATAGGTCTAGTCATATTTTCTGCTAGTTCCCATTTAAGCATAATATCTGTACCTAAAACTTTAACACCTTTATATAAAACTTCTATTGTTCTTCCTACTCTTTCAAACATGTCGGTTTGAGGAGGATTAAATGTGTCAGGTTTTTCTATAGCTTTTACTAAACCTTGTTCAGTTTCTTTTATTTTAAATACTTGATCACTGTACGTTTTATATTCAAAATACATTACAGGTATAGTATTTTGATCCATAGGACCATTACCATAACCATATAAATAACTTTTATTTCCTTGATACTCTTGAATTTTTTCTAATTGTGCGTCTGATAAATTAGGAAATTGTTTAGCTATTTCTGGTAAAGTTACAGCTTTTAACTCACCTATGTAGTATAAGTCTTCAAAATTTGGATCTTCTGTATAAGAGTATACTAGCATAGCAGGATCAACATAATCTATAGTTACTCCATTGGCTAAATTAAAATTTGTTTTAACAGCACCAATACCACATGTAACTAAATCATAATTTACTCTACGTCTTATTAAATCCCATTTATTATAATCTAAAACTTGATTAATTACTTCTTCTTCAGCAATTTCTACAGCTTGTTTATAACTTAACTGCATGTGTAGTTCTAATTCTTCTGGGGTTTGAGGCAGTTGTTCTTCTTTAATTTCAGTATTAAATAAATTAGTACCTAATTTTGCAGTAATTTGCTTCATTGTATCTCTAGCAAAAATATCCTGAGCTAAACTCTCAGCATAGTTAGTTCTTTTTTGTAGAGCTCCTGGATCTTGAGCATAAGCGTTAATATCATAATCTTTATTAGATATACCATTTGCTAATATATCAACAAATTTAGCTATAATAGGAACCGGTTTCCAATCTAAATTAAGATACGATAAATCACCATTTATAGATAATTCATCTTTATATTTTTGAGTAGGTTGTTCTCCTCTAGCATATAATCTTAATCTATTATAATTGTTCCAAGTAGTTAAATACCTATTGCCATTAGTTCTACCTAGTAAAAACCATTCTTGTTCTATAGCTTGCGCAACCTGCATACCATATTCTAAAGATGATTTCTCAGCGTCACTAACCACTTGGCTAGGAAAAATACTACTACCGTTACTATATATACTTTTCATTTAATCTATAATTTTTGATAATTGACCCTTGTTATCATATCTTTTAATTCCTAAGTCATAACTTTTTAATACTAATTTAGGATTAGGTCTATATTTATTTTTATTACAAGCCATTATTGCTAATCCAGTGCTAATAGAAGCATCATGAGAAGTTCTGTTATTAATATCAAATTTTGCCCAATCTTCTAAAGTTCTTTGAAAATAAGTATCTCCATACGTACCATCTTCTCTTCTACCTATATAACTTTCAATATAACTTTCAATAGCAGCCGCGTGTGCTTGCTTTATATCTTCACTTGAATTAGGTATACCACCTATCTCTCTTTCTGTTACTGATAATTTATTATATATTTTATCTGGTCTATTCATTGAAAAACCTCTGTAACCTCTACGTTTAAAATGGTAAAGTATTCTAGGTTTATTATTTTCAATTAATATAGGCATTCCGTAAAATATACATGCCATTAATACATCTTCAAAAAATATTTCAGCTGTTTGTGGTCTAGCTATATATTCTAAAAAGAAATGATTAGGCGGAACATCTTCCATGCTAAACTTAGTTAAACCATGTAGAGAACCATTAGATCCTCTTCCATCTACTGTTCCTGATATATCATATGGGTCACATCCAAAAGCTCCTAATGATTCATTACCAGGATATTTTTTACCCATTTTAAATACTATATTGTTTTGTAATCTTCTTGGTGGAACCCAAGAAACAAAAAATCTTCCGTTTTTGTTAGGAGAAAATACTACCTCAGTATCTTGCACACCTCCTATCCATTGAAAATTTCCTTGCGTTATAATATTTGTATTTTTTATATCTGCATTCCAATCAATTTGCTCATATATTTTAGTTAAATTAAATAATGAGGATTTCGCTTCATCTCTAAAAGCATGTTCTGTAGTTCTTGGGAATTGTCTATAAAATTCATTTAAAGCATCTTGATCTTCTTTTAATCCATCTACCTCGTTTTGCCAGTAATCAATTACACCTAATGTTATTGGAATTCCATCTGGTCCTTTAACTAAGTCTTTCGGAGTGTCGAAGACAGGTACTCCATAAGAATCAATGTATCCTTCGTAATTCCACTCCATAGGAATGAACAAAGAATAGAGTCCCGAACGAGTCTGTCCATTGCGGTTTCTTTGTGTGACATCGGAATCATAATATAATTTTTTAAAGTTATTACCTCCTTTATCTAAAGCGTTACAAGTAGAACCCATCATACATTTACCAATTATTCTACTACCTAACCTTAAAGTAGTTTTAGTAACTCTCCAGTTGTTTAATATATTATTTGGTTTCTCCCACTTACCACTTTCATCATGAACTAATAGTTTTAATTTTTCACCATCATAACTATTATCTCCAGTATTTTTCCAATCAATAGTTGTATCTAATCCTTGAAGTTCTGGAGCTTGAGTGTTAGCTGTTAGTTTACGTCTTGTAAATTTACTAGCGGGTACTCTATATGCTAATTCTGTTTTAGGTCGGTCCATACCGTCCTGTATA